AATCAGATACAGCACATTCTGTTTGGGCAAAACCTAATAGTATATTACCTACTAAGTTTTTTTCTGATTCTGTTAGCTTTTCATTCCAGTCTTTAACATCACCTGACATAGGTATTTCTGTATGCAACCAAAATGCTTGAGCTTGTTTAAGCCACCCTTCTGTATAATACTCTGGATACTCGAATGGCTTGTAAGGTATTCTTTCGTCAAATAATCCCATATATTAATTTTCTATTTCTAAGCATAAGTCAATAAAAGGTAAATACAAGACGTGCTGCGCAAAATCTTTTTCGTAGTACGATCTAATACCTATTAATATTCCAGGATATAATCCAATACTTAAATTCCAGTTATTCATCGGCCTTGTCCTTTATATTTTTTTAAATAGTTTTTAGAAGATTTTAAATTAGATGATTTGCTTTTAGCATGTACACCTTTGCGTTTTACTTTTTTACTTTTTACATGCGTAAATATTATTTTAGCCATAACATTTAATTCCGTGTTTATCGTGTATTTCTACAACTTCTTTATACTTTATATAACCTCTGTTGTTTATAGACCACTTAATCCATTTTTCAATTTGGCGATAAGCGTAATGTCTTCGAGCTATCTGCTTCTGTTGCTCTTGATTATTTCTATTACCCTGTCGCATTCTATCTATAGTTAAATCCTTCATACCCGTTATTATGATATACAGCCTCTACAATAGCCGCCTGCGGTCCTGTTTCATACTTTCCAATCACTTTGTAATTTAAAGTATTTTTTCCTTGTGCTTGATGTCTTGCCATTCTTTCTTTAATGCATGATGTTATACCAACATAATTATGGTCTGGTAATAAATAAACAGTCCATAAACCATCTTTTAAATCTTCTCGCCATTGTCTTCTTTGTTTTCTTCCGCATTCTTTGCAATATGATCTTTTATATTTATGCGCTTTACTATTCCAATGATATTCTTCTAACGGCTTATCAACTTTACAAATGGTGCATACTTTAGTTTCCACTTTTTAAATGTTTATGAATAGCTTGTTTGCTTACTTTAAGCATAGCTGCCATTCCTGTTACTGTTTCATTTGGTAATAACTCCTGTATCATTTCTATTTTAGTTTTAGTTTTGATACCAGGTGAGTTAGCAATTTCAATTGCTTGTTCAGTAGCTTGTAGATACTGTTTCATTTCTCGTAAATAAGTCCTTGAGTGTTTAATCTTACGATCAGCTAATTCTTCCGCCCACTTATGTAGCCATACTTTTAACCAATGATAAGGAACTTTGTAATTCTCAAAACCTTCGATATAATGTAAGTCCCAATTGTTGCTAACTAGTTTATGTTCCCACCAATATTCAAACCCATCATATCTAATTCTATGGTTCTTAGGATCACAAAGCTTTTCTAACTGCTCGTCAGACCAGCTCGTAATTGTCATAAGATTTTCTTTTAAAGTTTCCATATTAAATATCACGGGTTTATAATTAAATTTAAGTAACAGTAAACTTTTTTTATTCTAAAGTATTGTTATTGCTTATTTTTGTTTTTTATTTATTATATGTTGTATTACCCTGTCACACTCCCTTTGATTTTGTGGTTTATAAAGTGTGTAACTAGGAAACTGCTGAGAAACTAATCGTTTAAACAGCTTCCATCGCATCGGGAATGATTCATTAGCTCTACCTTTACATTCTATAATAAAGTCTTCACCAATGAAGTCTGGGGTGTATTTAATCGGCAATATTCTTTTGCTGCCTCTATTAATAAACTCACCTTTACCGTTTGCTTGCTTTTCATACGATTCGTTTTCAAAATGAAAACCATTCATTAAAACAAATGTTTCTCCTTCGTATTTAGCTTTAATCTTTGCTTTCTTTAAAGCCATATACATATAACGCTCTAATCCAGAGGCGAAGTTGTGCCCGTCGTAACTAACTTTCTTAGCTACAACAGGCCCTCGCTTTTTACTTCGTTTTCTTCTCATTCATCAATTGTAACTTCAATATCACCTGGATATGCTGAATACTTGTCTTTAATATAACATTCTTCAATTTCATCGCGAAGTACCATACGTGCTTTTTCAAGATAGTTTACAGCATCCATAAGTTCTTCTTGCAAATGATTAAGCCAGGTGTCTAATGTTTGATCATCTTCGTGCAGTGTAACACCATACTTTTTATATCCAACATCAGATCTTGATTTGATTTTATTAATTACTTGTTCAATTATTTTATCTCGCATTATAAAGTTGTTTTTACGAATGTACCATTTTTCATTTCACCAGTTCTATTAGATATTTCATCATAAGCAGACTGAATACAATTTTCAATATCTGTTCCGACAAGATAGGCGAGATTAGTGAGAACGACAACGCTATCACCAATAGCGTCAATAATACCTTCTCTATCTTCTTTGAGTAATGCTTGGGATAGTTCTCCTGATTCTTCATATAATTTAATTAATTGAGTTTTAGCATCACCTTTATCGTATATACCTCTTTCGTCTGCCCAGTCTCTAATTAATTCAAATATATTATTTTTAGCTGGTGGTGTATGCTCTTCATTTAAAAATGCTTCATAAAAAGCTTTGTTGTAAATATAACTTCTACGAACGTTGTACATTGATTCTTTAGCGTTAGATAAAATCCAAGGAATTGTTTTTTTAGTAATTTTAAAAGTACCTAAAGATGTTTCCCATTCTAATCCAATATTATCATATAGATTACCCTTAAGTTTTTCTAATGGTATTGGAAAGGTTGAGGTTTGTTCGGTTGGGTTTATTCTCATTGTTTTTGGTTTAATTAAATTAATATAAGATTGTCTATCTTTTTTATAGCCATAAGCTTCTTGTAGCTCTAACTCCATTCTAGATGCTTCATTAACATCTTCTGTTTTAAAAATAACTTCATATTCTCCAGGTTTATATCCCTGTTGTTTATGGACGCGTTTATATAAATTACACGTCATGCCAATTTTTTGACCCGGAATATGATAAATATAATAGCTTTTATTTGTCATTTATTTAAAAGTTTTTTTATTATTTCTTTACTCCTTTCGTCAAGCCATTCGCCTGCAAAATTATTTTTTCTAAACCATGGTATGTACTCATCCGACTGAGAGCGGTGCTTTGATTGCTTCGTGGTGCTCATAATTATTTAGTTTAATCATATTTCTTGATGGTATGAATAAAAAATCACCAGCTCCTTCTTGAATTTTCAATCCAAAGTTAATATCAACTGTTGGTAATGGTTTTGGATCACGTTCTAATTGAAGCTTTGCTTGCTCAAGATGATTGTTATATAAATGACAATCCCCTAAGCTAGCAATTAACATTCCTGGTTTTAAGTCGTTACCTTTAGCAATCATTTCTAATAGTAACCCATACATAACAAAATCGTATGGTAAACCTAAGAATACATCAGCAGATCGTTGTTGCCACATTAAATCTATTTTGCCATTATTAATGTACACTTGAAAACCATAGTGACAAGGAGGAAGAACCATATCATCAAGCTCAGCCGCATTCCAAGCATTAACCATAAGGCGTCTTGAAGTTGGGTTCTTTTGTATTTCCAATAATAGCTTTCTAATCTGATCAACACCGTTAAAATCACGCCACTGCTTGCCATATACGGGACCCAGTGTGCCATCGGTTCTACCTGATCGCTTATAATCAGCATCCCAATAGTTAACGCCGTGCTGCTTAAGATAAGCAAGGTCGGTGTAACCCGACAAAATCCATAGTAACTCTGTAACAGCTTTTTCAAAATATATTTTTTTAGTTGTTAATATTGGAAACCCTGCTGCCATATCATGCCTAAGCATTCTTCCAAAGACGGCCTTCGTCCCAGTTCCAGTTCTGTCCGCTTTATCAGCTCCTCCGTGGAGTACTGATGATAATAATCCTTTGTATTCATCATCTATGTTTTGCATAATAATATTTCATCATTAAAAAAGTTTCTTGCCATATATTATCTTTTGTATATATACTAGGCGTTTTATTAACTTGCTTATGCCTGCCTGCAAATGATATTCCTATATGCCATTCTTTGGGTTTACCATTTATACCCATAGGCGATATTATAATACCATTTTCAATACAATATGTTAGCCATTTGTTTTCTTCATCTGATGGCATATAATCTGGCAATGGTTGTGGTTTACTTTTTTTCCAACTCATTCCCAAGGCATTTTTTCGTCAATAGATTGCATTGAAGGATCTTCAATAGGTATAAAGCTTCCTGAGTTTTTTTCCCATCTAAAGTGTGATTCAGCACCGTTTTCTCCTAAGTTCTGAAACTTTACTTTAAGTACTTTTGCTTTAACTGTCCTATTTTCATAGTCACGATGTACAAGCAGGCCATGATAACTAGCATCATACCACTCACCGCCGCCTTTAATATTGTACATTGTTGGTTCTTCAATTTTGCCATTTGCGTCTTTATACATTTTAGTTGGATGTGCTACAACAATAACTAATACATCATACTTTTTAGCAAATATTTCGATTTTCTGAAGATATTCTAAAGTATAAGCGTTAACATCAGCTGTTGTTGCATTAGCGTCTCTAACTTTATTAAATGGATCTATAACAAGACACTTGATACCTTTTCTTTTAACTAGTTCAGCACCTTTACGTAATACCGAATCCAAAGTGTATCTGTCCATGTCAATGAAATAAAAGTTTTCATTAACGTGCCCGGCTACTTGTTGCCATTTAGCAGATCCAACTTCAGACTTATTCGGCATTCCTTCCCATACTTTACGCATTAATTTATGAGCATGCAGATATATAGGTTGGTTTTCTGGAGAAGCATAAGCTGTTTTCCAGCCATAATTTTTATTATAGCCTACGATCATCTGATCGACAAAATCACTTTTTCCAGAGCTAGGTATACCAGTAACAGTAATAAACTGCCCGGTATAAGTAGAAAAAATAGAATCGAAATTGTGTAGCCCAACTTGGTAACCGGGTTTAAAACCATTTTGTACAAAATCTTCAACCTCAGCTTCCA